TGGGCGAGAACGGTATGGCGGCTTTGACTATTACACAGCCCAAGATAGCAAACGCCATTATGAACCATGTTAAAACAGACATACTTACTGATATTTCTAAGTCTCTGGCTGTCATTGCGGATAACATGAGTTATATTGTGGAAGACGACAAGAGGCGGAAAGAGGAACAGAAGAAAAGAACAATACCCGATTATCATAATAAAAACGGAACTGCGAAAATTTGCGGATTCTGTAACTATTCTGATTTCACTTGCAAGACACTTGATACTGCGGTATGCCACTGTGCTCTTCACAATCTCGACGTAGCGTTCACCTGCAGTGCTTGCGATTCTTTTAATGATGTGCGGTCGGATATGACTTTTGAAGAGTTCACAAAGAAATGGGAGCCGTATTTCGATGAAGACGAACTTGGAGAACTTAAAAAATCATGGATAAAAGGACTGTGGAATGGAGAACCAATGACGTTGCATGAGAAATATGGAGATATTATTGAAGAATGAAGCAACCGTTTAATTATTTGATCTTGAGGAAGTTGAGAGAGTGGAACAAGAATCAGGCTTGGTTATCTGATATGACTGGTATCGATAAAACGGCCATTTCGAGATATATTAATGGTAGCCGGATACCAACAGCTCCGAATTTCCTCAAGATTTGTGCATTGCTTGAGATAGATCCAATGGAAGTGAGGTTTTAATATGGCTAAGTATCTTATTGAGTTTCCGGAAGGTAGAGAATATTTTCCGGATTTTTTACCTACTGACGACTTTTACAGTGCGATTTATATTGCAGATGAACACCGCAAAGCATGGGAGAAGGAATATCACAGCCTTTCTTTAAAAGAAATGTCATTAATCGAAGAAATGGCCGAGTTAGCACAGGCTATTTCAAAGGTTTACAGACATGGGGGTGAAAAACCATATAACGAATGCGTCGATCCTATTAAAGAGGAGATGGCACATGTATTGATTTCGTTAAAAGGGTTGGCCTGGGCAATTGGCATTACATCAGAAGATATTCAGGCTGATATTCAGAAGAAATGGCCGGCGGCGTATGAAAAGGAGGAGAAGTGATAGACGAGTTTTATATAACGTACGACGAGTATGTGAGTCTTAAGAACGAGATTAGGAATCTCAAAAGTAAGAACAAGAAGCTTAAGGCTGAGAATACGAAGCTTAAAGACAGAGTCGATTATATGGAACCAATGCTATCCAATATCGAGGCTGTTGCTGCTAATGCTAGAGGTGTTTACTAAAAGGAGGAGAAGTGATGGATAAGGTCGATATGGGATATTTACGAGTCGTAGCGACAAAGCGAGGTTTTTTAAAAGATTGTGTTGTAACCGACATCTCATTCACAAGTTTAGACGTTCCTGTAGGTCTGCACAATATCGACAATGAACAATGTTATTTGGTTAAGAAAGACGATCTGGATGCTCTGGAGGCTCGTAACGAGACGCTTGAGGAGATGAATTGCACACCCGTTTGGGACGAAAACCAGAAGCTTAAAGATCGAATTAAAGAGCTTGAAGATCAGCTCACCGATCAAAAGAAGAAGTATGATAAAAAGCTGTGCGAAGCATTTATGGAAACAAATACTGCTCTTCATAACGGTGTCTATAGACTTATAGCTATTGATAAAGAAATCGAAGACCTCAAAAAGCAGGCAGAGCAGATTGAGGAACTTGAAAAAGATCGCGATTACTGGAAGGACCGTTATGCGAAAGCTAACAATGAGCTGTTCCAGAAAGACCTGGCATACGTAGCACTGGAAGAAGCATACAAAAAGGAGAAGGCCGCTGGAGAAGTGCTTCTTAAAGATCGTGATATAGCGTACATAACCGGTGTCGAGAAGAGTTGCGAAAGTCTGAAAGAAGAACGTGATGCGTGGAAGCGTCGTTTCGACAAAGCCGATAAAATGGTTGCGGATCTTAAAAAGGAGAATCAGACGCTTACAGATCGGAACAGCGAACTCGATAAAGAATTAGATAGAATTAGAAATCTTTCAATCGATTCTATTTCTAAAGCTTTGCTTCCGTTTGGAGTTCACGTTGGTTTAGTAAATCCGAAAGGTCCAGGAACGTTTGAATTAGACGTTGATATTCCGGAGCTCACAGAAGCGAAGAAGAAGATCAAGCGCCTGGAAGATGCTCTCATTCTTGCTAAGGATCGTGGCGATTACTGGTGCAGGGAACATGGAGTGAAGACTCGCGAGTATCAGAAACTCGAAAGAAAACACGATACAAAATGGTCGGCAATGTTGCAGGCACTTAAGGAGAAAGGCGTCGAGGTCCTCTACATGGGTGAAGAAGACGGTAAGCCCAACATCGATGTTAAGATTCCTGCGATTGGCGATCTTAAGAAAGAACTTGATGATCTGAAGAGCAAAACCGTTGCTGAGGTTAGGTGTGAATGGCATTCCGATTGCTTCACTGCCATATATACAAAGTGTAATGGTACAAAAGAGGTAGTCGGTATGGATTCGGCTGGCGATACTGATGAGAAATCCACAATGGGTGCATTCGTTTGTCGTACATTCAACATTCCGCAATGCAAAAACTGTATGAATCACAGATATTTTACAAACGGTGGGCATTACTGCAATCTTCCGGATTCTAAACATACTATTCCGGGTATGTTTCTTATCAATTCTCTCACAGAAGAAGAAGCTGAAGGTCCGGCTTGTGAGAAATTCGAAGCTAGAAGGAAGTGATATTTATGGGTTTTACAATCTGGTTATTAATACTTAGCATGATAGCATTTATGTCCAGTTTGGCATATTCAACAGCAAGAACCGATAACTATAAAGACACATGGGTTGTGGTCATTGCGTTCGCCTCTGTTATTACCATATTCAGTATTATTTGTAGTTGGTTGCCTGCAGCGTCGTAATCAGTAAAAAAGGAGTGATATTTATGCCAAAAGTATTGTGTGGTCTTGAAGCGTGTAAGTATAATCGTTGGAGCGACGAAGATCTTTCATTTATATGTGAAGCCGAAACTATAGAAGTCTACAGTGAGCATGTTTGCAATGGCGGCTGCGATGAAGGATGGGTGCTTCCTGACGAAGAAGAGGAGGGTGACGAGCATGTGTTTTGAATGGTTTTATGTGATATTTGTCGTGGCGACGGTTCTCAACTATATCTTCCTGGATATTAAGGTAGATAAGATGAAAAAAGAGATTATTGAGAAGGATAAGTTAATTTCAGCATTCGCAGCTCTAGACAAAGCTATTAGCAAACTCAATACAGGTTTTAAAGATCATGAGAGGAGACTTAATAATATCGAAGATCTCTTGTCACCGGAAATGTCTGAAGAATCAGAAGAACCTAAACATACTTGCAACGATTGTAAGTATTATCATGCTCTATCCGGAATTGGTTTTACCGGGGCTATAAATTTTGGTTTTTCCAATGGCATCAGTCATTTTAAATGTGAAAAACTAGGATGCATTTATCCAATTGAATGCAATGGAACGTGTCAAGTGTTTGAAAAGAAAGAGAGTCTTGATGAAGATGAGAATGTCGTTTACGCGAATAACGTGAAGATTGATATTTCATATAAAGGGCCACACATTTATAAGACAGATAGAATATTTATGACTCACGGAGACTACGCGGATTATATAAGGAAGTTATATTTAGATGGTGGTATAAGTTATGCTGATATGAATACGGTATTGGAGAGACTTAAACAATGATTAAGCACAATGGAAATGGCTTTATTAATCAGACAGGATACGGAGTCATGAAACTTGGGAATGAGTCAACGCTCAAAGGCCAATTCACAAGGCTTACACACAAACATTACGAAAAAATAGACAAGGAACAAAAATATGGAAAGGGTAGATCTAATACGTGTCATGAAAATCACTTTGGTGCATGGATTAACATGTATATCAAGTAGATCTATTGGTAAATCTATATGTTAACTCGTATTGTGCTCTTGATTTTAGTATCTGTTATTATTTCTGGATCTATACGATTCGGATTTGAACTCAGAGATTCGATTCTCTATGGAGAAGCTTCTTTTGTACGAGATGCTTTAAAGAACGGTCCTGTTGGCCACAAGATAACCGTTATATTTGCATTAATAGTATTTTGTATAGTATTATCTCCATTAGGTTTTACAATGATTCTAATAAATTACAATAGTAAAGAATAAAGTTGGGCGGCGTAAAAGCTGCCCTTCTTGTTTTTTAAAGGAGGCAAATATGAAATGATTGATTTTGTTCATATTAACTGGATTTCGTTTAAGAAAGAAAAACCAGAAAATGACAATTACTATTTGTTCCTGATCCGTAATAAAAAAACTGGTAAATCGTTTGTTCATGTGCAATATTATTATCAGTTTGAAACAAAAGAAGGAGAAATACACGATATATTTGATGGCGGTAATCCAAATGCTGAAGTAATTGCTTGGGCAAATCCTAGACAAATATCGTTTGATTGTAATCCTAAGCACTATCATGAGTGTGGTAAGAAAGACTGTAATATGTCGAACGATTGTAGCACCTGTCATAAGACGGTTAAGCTTGAACATGCCAAATGGCTTGATTGGTTTATTTAAAAAGAAAGGGTTAGATATTATGGCAAAAGAGTTGGAAAATGGGCTTAGCAAGAATGATATTTCACGAATAATAACGTACGCTCTCGAGTTAAAAGGTATTAGTGCTAGAGAATTGGCGAAACGTGTTGATGTTTCCCAGTCCTCAATGTGTGGATATATGAGCGGCAATACTCTTCCATCAGAAGAAGTGTGGAATAAAATTTGTACGGTTCTGGATATTCCTCCATCAAAAGTCAAAGGATCGTTTTCAAATAATAGACAGGATTACGTTGTCATTGAAACCGAGCATAGACGAGAAAGAATGAAAAAATGGATCGGGATGCTTTATTATTTGGGCTATTCGTTTGAAGACATAGCAGATTGTGTTGACGATTTTGTAGATTACCGATTGGAAACAGTGTTGACAGATAATTTTAACGAATTGGCCGCTGCTACTATCATGGGATTATAAAATGAGGAAGAAAAATGAACGAACCAGTAAAAACATGTAAAGATTGTAAGGACTTCTTCCCTCTTGCTAATAAGACCAAAGATAGTCCTGACTGTGATGGATTTTGTATGGGCGACGTACAGGAATTTTTAGTACATTTAGACACCGAAGTGTGTTCAGCATTTAAAGAAAAGGAGTGATATTTATGGAAGAAAAACGCGTTGGATATTTGACAGATGAAGTGAATGGTCATGTTGTAGTTACGAGGATCTGGTGTCCGGAATGTGGAAGAACTTTGGATCAGGACAATAAGATTGAAGTTTGCAACACATGCGGTCAGCACCTCAATTGGGATCCTGTTGTTGATATTGAGAACGAGGGTTAAATAAATGAAAGACGTTTGTTTGTTTATTATTTTTGCTTTTCTCGTTGCGGTTGTCTTAGGAGTAGGCGGATATGTACTGTTGAATGTTATTAATAGTGATCTACCTCTTTGGCAGAAACTTTGGCTGATATTCTACACGGGGGCATAAAATGATTTACGAAATGTTTCAGGGCATTCCTATATACGAATGTGACCCGGATAAAAACAAGGATTGCGAAAAAATTTTCTGTGTTTTTAACATCGATGCTAAAGGAAGAGAGTGCCATTGCTGTATATCTTCTAATTACGAATGGGATGGAAAGAAAGCTAGGAAAGTAAAACACCGCAATAACTTGAGTAAAAAAACGGGCACAGTTTTATACAATAGCAATTAAGAGGTCAAGGAAAATTATGCTCAAAAAAATATTAAGAAAATTTGGATATATCCATGAAAAAGATATTATTGAACGCGCCGTAAAATTAAATAATGAACACAGTGGACAGAATGAAAAAACTCCAGAGGAACTTATGTATAATACAGGTGTCTGTGATGGAGTGAATACTCTGTGCTCCAGTTTAAGTATTGGCGTTCCACATTTTCTGCGCTATATACGTTCTGAAAAGGAGTGATATTTTTTGGAATACCAGTTGGAAGAAGTTGACTATTTTAAATATTGCAAAACGTGTCAATTCAAAAATGTTAGTCAAACCGAGGAACCGTGCTACGAATGTTTAAGATTTCCAGTTAATGAACATTCAAAAAAACCTGTAAAATGGGTTGAGAATGCTAAAAAATCATAAAAAAGTACCATTTTTATCCCAATTTCCCAATTTCCCAGTTAATTATTTAATCGCGCGAAAAATAAAAATATAAAAAAGAAAAAGATTGGTTGGGAAATTGGGAAATTGGGACGTACCATAAAAACGAAAAGGAGGACTAAAATGGACGGTGGCTAACAGGAAAAAGTACTTTGTAGAAATACATCATAAAGAAACCAGAAACGGAACAATCGAAGTGAAGCCTAAATTTTGCCTGAGTGACGATAAGCGTCTACTCATAAAGGGCGGTGATATTTTAGCATTCTATGACGAAGATAGTGGATTGTGGGTTAAGGGCGATGAAGGAGTTGTCGAGTATGTTGATTCTTTAATGGACACTTACGTTGACGAGCATTTTAAAAATGAGACTCGACCTGTCATCGTTAAATACATGTGGGATTGCGATAGCGGATCTATTGATAAATGGCATAACTATTGTAAGAATCAATGTCGTAATAATTACGATGCTGAGAAAACTGCATTGGATGAGAAAATCATATTCTCTAATCAGGAGACATGTCTTGAAGATTACGCAACACACAAGCTTTCGTATCCATTAACTCCTTGTGATATTTCTGCTTATGATCAATTGATGACGACTTGGTACGGACCAATTGGCAGTGAACAGCGACAGAAAATTGAATGGGCTATAGGTGCCATTATAACAGGGGCGGCTAAGTATATTCAAAAATTTCTTGTTATATATGGAGATAAAGGAACCGGTAAGTCTTCATTCTTTAGAATGTTGCAAACCATGTTTAAAGGATACACTGCCACTTTTGATGCCGCAGAATTAGCCAGCAAGTCTTCATCGTTTGCACTTGAACCATTCGCAAAAAGTCCTCTCGTTGCTATACAAGATGACGGAGATCTATCTAAGATAGAGGATAATACAAAACTAAATTCTATAGTGTCTCATGAATTTGTATTAATGAATACTAAATTCGAACGAAAGTATCCTATGCGGATTAAAGCCATGCTGTTCATGGGTACCAATAATCCGGTTCATATTACGGATGCAAAGAGCGGTATTCTGAGACGATTGATAGATGTATATCCAACCGGAGATACTGTTCCTTTTACAGAATATACAAAGCTTATGCATCAGGTGGAATTCGAACTTGGTGGAATAGCATGGCATTGCAAAAACGTGTTCGAGAATCTTGGTGATGATTATTACCATAGTTATATTCCTACAGAGATGATAGCGCAGACAAACGATTTTTATAATTTTGTAGACTATTTCTATGAGGATTTCGTAAAACGAGATCGGATAACTGCGGTTGAAGCATATTCTATGTATAATCAATATGCCGAATTTGCAAACATCGGAAGCAGAAAGAAATCGTATAATGCTTTCATGCAGGAACTAAAAAACTATTTTCGAGTTTTTGAAGCTGATACACATGATTCAACTGGAGCGCATGTTAGGTCTTTATATTCTGGTTTCATAACAGATAAGTTTAAAAGTAAACACAAAGTTATAGAACAGGAAACACCTGTTGACGATTGGCTTTCTTTCAAAGAGCAGCATTCAATTCTTGATGATATTTTCTCAGAATGCTTAGCTCAGTATCATAATGAGGAAGCCGATCGCCCAATGTACAAATGGGAAAACGTTAAAACTAGATTGAAGGATTTGGATACTCATAAATTACATTGGGTAACCATGCCTGAAAAATATTTATTCATTGACTTCGATCTTAGAAACGAGAAAGGAGAAAAAGACGTTGAAAGGAACATAGAGGCGGCAAGACAGTGGCCTAGAACATATGGAGAACTTAGCAAGAGTGGTGGTTTGCATTTAATCTATTTGTATACTGGCGATGCATCAGAATTGAGTATGATATATGGACCGCATATAGAGATTAAAACATATTTAACAACCAAAGCTATGCGAAGAAAACTTACAAAGTGTAATAACGTTCCTGTGGCCACTATTACGAGCGGATTACCTAAAAAAGAAGGAGGCAAGACAAAAGTGATAGATGATATTTTCTTCAAGAATAACGATAGACTTAAGAAAAGAATCATCGAAGAAATGCTGACAAAGCCGATAAGCCATACCAATTCTGTATCTTTGATAAAGAAATGGTTGGATGAGGCTTATGAAAGAGAAGATTTTGATTACGACGTTTTGGATTTGAAACAGGATTTGTACGAATTCGCAAGCAAATCAACGAACGGAAAAGAAAAGTGTATAGCCATGGTTGCTAATATGCATTTTCAGTCAAAGAAAATAGAGCAGGACGCTATGTCAAACAGTGAACCGTTTTCTGGTCAAGCTATAGATAAAGATCGGCGTTTGGTGTTCTTTGATATTGAAAGCTATCCAAATCTTCTGTTGTTAGTTTGGAAGTACGAGTTTGTTGAAGGTCCTGACGATTGCAATGTATTAATAAATCCTTCTCCAGAAAGAGTAAGAGCATTCTTTGATAATTTGTCAGTTATAGGATACAATAACAAAGCATATGATAATCAAGTTCTTATGGCTAGAGTCTATGGATATTCGGTTAAGGGTTGTCAAGAGTTCTCAGCTCGAATAATAGCAAACGATAGAAATGCTAGAATAACTGGTGCCAAAGAAGCAAGCTATAGTGACGTTCTTGATTTTGCATCATCTCAGCATAAACAGAGTTTAAAAAAGTATGAAATAGAGTTGGATCTTCCGCATATGGAAATGGATATTCCATGGGACGAACCCGTTCCTGATGATAAGATGGACACCGTTATCGAGTATTGCAAGAACGACGTTCGCGCGACAGAAGCGGTTTTCCATCATTTATCTGGAGATTGGAAGGCCAGATTAGCACTAGCTAAACTTTCTGGATTGACACCAAACGATTCAACAAACGAACATACAACTCGGTTTATGTTTGGTTTGGATAGAAATCCTCAGATATATTTTAACTATCCTAATCTAGCTGATGAGTTTCCAGGATATTCATTCGTTAATGGTAAATCATCTTACCGTGGTGAAGATCCTGGCGAAGGAGGCTATGTATATGCTGAACCCGGAATATACCACAACGTTGCGTTGCTTGATATTGCTTCAATGCATCCGTCAAGCATAATAGCGATGAATTTGTTTGGCAAGTATACACAAAGATTCGCTGACATTGTTAAGGCTAGAATTCTTATCAAGCATAAGCAGTTCGATGAAGCAAGAAAAATGATGGACGGCCAATTGGCACCGTTTTTAGATGATCCTGCTGAAGCTAAGAATCTGGCTGGAGCCCTGAAAACAGCAATCAATTCTGTATATGGTCTAACCAAGACATCTTATAAGAACCCGTTCCGTGATCCTAGAAATGTGGACAACGTTGTTGCAAAAAGAGGAGCGCTGTTCATGATAAATCTTAAGCATGAGGTTCAATCGCGTGGTTTCAAAGTGGCTCATATTAAAACAGACAGCATAAAAATACCAGACGCTACTCCAGAAATAATCTCATTTGTTCAGGAATATGGAAAACAGTATGGTTATAATTTCGAGCACGAAGCAACATACGATCGCATGTGTTTAGTTAACGATGCTGTTTATATTGCTAAGTATGCCACTGCAGACTGGTGCAGTAATAAGTATGGATATATTCCAGAAGACAATGCTGAATGCGGTGGTGAATGGACAGCGACTGGAAAAGAGTTTAAAGTACCATTTATATTCAAAACTCTGTTTTCAAAAGAGCCATTAACGCTTAAAGACATGAGTGACATTAAATCAGTTAGCACGTCTTTATATTTGGATTTCAATGAAACATTACCAGATGTTAGCCAATGGGAGTTGCTTCGTGATATTCGTTTTAAGGCGGCCAATGGTCTAACAATTCGTAAAAAAGATCAGGCGTTGCTAGACGACTTTTCTAATGTTACAGAAGACGAATTAAATAGTCTAATAAGCGAAGGCCATAATTATTCCTTTGTAGGACGCGTTGGACAGTTTACACCGGTTAAACCTGGAGCCGGCGGTGGATTGCTTATGCGAAAGACGGACGATGGATATTCTTCTGCTGGCGGCGCAAAGGGTTATCGATGGATTGAAACTGAAAAGCTTAAGCGAAGAGAAAATCCTGAGTCTTATGTCGATATTTCTTATTTTAGAAAATTGTGTGATGATGCTATTGCACATATTTCTGAGTTCGGCAATTTTGAAGATTTTATGTCTGGTGTGAAACCATTACCTGATTTCATGAACATACCAGATGGATACGAAGAGGAGATCCCCTTCGATGATAGTTATATTGTAAAGTGATATTTAAAAAGGAGGACACTATGAACAATACAGCTAATTATGTATTTGATTACTCTAAGTTACCATTACCGGCAGAACTTATGAACATACCAGGAAAGCGTGTTCCTAAGTGGAGTAGAAACCTTTGTGGTTCGCCTATGAAAGATCAGTATGGAAGAGATGGAATTCGTAAAATCGTTGTCAAGCTTAACCCTTCTGATGCGGAAGCAATGGTTGCTTGCGGATGGCCGGTTAGCTATCCGAAACCTGAGAACGTTAAAGACGGAGATGTTCCGGTTCCTTACATCGTTATGTCCCTTTTTCCTGATCCTAAAAAAGGGTTTGCTCCTCCGGTGGTTGCCATCGATAACGGTAGAGGCCTTACGTATCTTGGAAAAGATACGTACGATATGTTTGATACATGTGATCTTGAATACATCGACGTAAAATTCCATGCATATTTTAGCAAACTGGGTAATGTTAGGATCGCCATAGATAAACTGTATGCTAAGATCCACATGTCTGAACTTGATAAGAAGCTTGAAACACTGTATCCTAATCCAGATATTTATCAGGCTGATTATGAGGAGGCATAATGGTAGAATTAGATGCCCATCAGTTAGATGCGATAGAGAAGTTGAAAAACGGTAGTATTCTAGTTGGAGGCACCGGTTCTGGCAAAAGTAGAACGGCTTTGGCTTACTATTATTTAAAAGTTTGTCAAGGCAAATTGCGAATAAATGGTATGGGTACCCATGGGGCTGCTAAGGCCCCTAGGGACCTTTATATTATTACAACAGCTCAAAAAAGAGATACTGGAGACTGGCTCGATGAGGCAATTCCTTTTTGTATAAAGAGTCCCATTGTTGTTGACAGTTGGAATAATATTCAGAAGTACAAAAACGTAACCGGCGCTTTTTTTATATTTGACGAGCAGCGGATAAAAGGAAAAGGACCATGGGCGAAAGCTTTCATAAGAATAGCACGACGTAATCAGTGGATATTGTTATCAGCTACTCCCGGTGACAAATGGGAAGATTATATGTCCGTGTTTATAGCAAATGGTTTCTATAAGGATTTTACAGATTTTAGGCAAACGCATCTTGTATACGCTCCGTTTAGAAACTATCCAAAAGTTGTAGGATATTTTGCTAAGGGTCTTTTGATAAAGCATAGAAGAGATATTATCGTTTGTATGCCATTAAAACGGACTACCGTTCCTCATAAAGAGTGGATTACATGCTCTTACAATAGACAACTATATTTGACAGTGTTAAAAAATAGATGGAATCCATTTGACAACTGTCCTATAGAAGAAACCGGTAAACTTTTTTATTTATTAAGAAAGGTGGTGAACGAAGATCAGTCAAGAGTTGCGGCTGTAAAAAAGATATTTAAAAAACACAAACGATTAATCATTTTTTACAATCACAACGGCGAACTAGATCAACTTAGATTATTGTGCAGTGATTTGGGTGTTGAGTGTGCAGAACGGAATGGGCATAATCATGATACAGTTCCAGTTGGAAAAGAATGGATATATTTGTGCCAATACAATGCTGCAGCAGAAGCTTGGAATTGTATAACGACAAATGCTATAGTGTTTTATTCTTTAAATTATAGTTATTCTACAATGGTTCAGAGTGCCGGTAGAATAGATAGACTTAATACACCGTATAAAGATTTATATTACTATTATTTAAAGTCAACATCTTCTATCGATAGAGCTATAGCGCAGGCGTTAAAGGAAAAAAGAGACTTTAACAACAGCGACTTTAAGATAGATAGATAATTCACATTATATATTTTTTCGCGGAAAATACATCGGCTATAATAGAGAGGAAGGGAATGTTTCGACATTTCCTTATTTTTTGGGCAAAATGGAGGACCGCATGAAAGCTGAGAATAAATACCAATCGGGATTAATAAAGAAACTATTAGAGTTATATCCTGGTTCTTATTGTTTCAAGGTTAATGCTAAGCAAGGATATCCCGATTTAATGTTTCTATATGGAAACAAATGGGCCGCTCTAGAATGTAAACGATCCGCGAAAGCAAGTAAACAACCAAATCAAGAGATACATGTGGAGAGAATGAACAACATGTCATTCTCTTCTTTTATTTATCCTGAGAATGAAAAGGAGGTATTAGATGCTCTCGCAATTTACATGGGACGATAAATTATATGTTCCGGTAGGATCGCACGCTTTCTTAGGGGCTTCAACATATTCACGCTGGTGGAATAAAACACCAGAAGACGTGTATAACCTTTATCAAAACATTAAGGCAAAGGAACGAGGAACTAAGCTTCATTCTATGGCAGCAGAAGACATACGAATGAAAATGCTTAGACCTAAGAACAATCAGACTTTTAATAAGTATGTTAATGATGCCATAAATTTTGGTATGCGTCCAGAACAGCAATTATATTTTTCTCCGTACACGTTCGGAACAACGGATGCTATATCTTTTGATGGCAATAAATTACGCATACACGATTTAAAAACAGGTATTACAGAGCCATCTATGCATCAACTTGAAGCGTATGCTGCATATTTCTTTTTACAATATGGAACTCGCTATGGCTTCACACCAAAGGATATCGACATGGAATTGAGACTTTATTGGAACGATCAAATCGTTAGGGCTAAACCGTTAGCCGAGGAAATACAAGTCACAATGAATAAGTTGATACAGCACGATTCATATTTGTCAAAGAAGGAGCAATACGAATGAACTCTAATCGTAGATTAATGATGGGAGACGCTTATTATATTTCTAGCGATTATGTTGAGCATTATGGTACCCCTCAACAATACGATGGCGATCCTAATGGTTCTGGAAGATATAGAAAGGGCTCTGGTGAAAATCCTCAAAGAAATAAAGATATTTATACTATGTATAACGATCTTTTGAAAAGAGGGTTTACACAAAAACAAATAGCAACTGCCTGGAATATGTCAACGACAGAACTTAGATCAGCTGTTTCTCTTGGATCTAAGGAAGTAAGACAGGAAAACGTTAATCAAGCTAAAAAACTTTTAGAACAAGGATATAGCAAATCTGCAATAGGACGTCAAATGGGTGTGTCCGAATCTACTGTTCGTTCTTGGCTAGATGAAAGCATAGAACAACGACAGGGTCGTGTAGATGAAAAGGCTAAACTTCTTAAAGATTTTGTAGATGAGCATGGTTATGTTGATATTGGAGCTGGAGTAGAATTATATTTGGGATGCTCCGATACCATGTTAAAGAATGCCGTTGCAAAGCTTGAACAAGAGGGCTACAAAAAGCAATACTATAAAATCGATCAAATGGGGACCAACCACAAAACAACTATTATGGCTTTAGCCGCTCCGGATGCTCCTTATAAAACGGGAATGGATAAATTTGATATTCCGTCCATTGCTGGAAGACAGGTTGATGAAGATGGAGAAGTTTCGGCTCTTGGTATTCAAAAGCCAGTGTCTGTTGATTCAAATCGTATAATGATCAGATACAATGAAAACGATACCGGAGGAATAGAACGTGATGGATTGATCGAATTACGTAGAACGCCAGAATTGTCGTTGGGTAATGCTAGATATGCTCAGGTTCGAATAGCAGTAGATGGTACTAGATATTTGAAGGGAATGGCTATTGTAAACGATGATATGCCAGAAGGTGTTGACATTATATTTAATACCAATAAGACAAAAGATGTACCAAAACTTGATGTTCTTAAACCGATGAAAACCAAGGAGACCACTGGCGAAATCGATTGGGATAATCCTTTCGGTGCAAGCATCAAGAGCGAGGACGATTTAGTAAGAGCGCAAAGAAGATACACCGATCCTAAAACTGGTGAAAAGAAACTTTCTCCTATTAATATCGTTTCCGAAGAAGGCGATTGGTCTAAATGGGATAGAACTATAGCGTCACAGGTCCTTTCAAAACAGAAACCGGCATTAGCTAAGAGACAGCTTGATTTATATTATGCTGATAAGATGGCCGAGTTTGAAACCATTTCTAATCTTACAAACCCTACCATTAAAAGAAAACTTCTTATGGAATTTGCTGATAATTGTGATGGAGCAGCTGTAAACCTTAAAGCAGCGGCATTTCCTAGACAAGCTTTTCATGTTATATTGCCGTTTCCGCAATTAAAGGATAATGAGATATACGCTCCTAACTATAAGGATGGAGAACAAGTATGCTTAATCAGATATCCTCATGCTGGAACGTTTGAAATTCCGCAATTAACAGTTAGAAATAAAGGTTCTGCCGCCGATCGTTATATTCATAATGCAAGAGACGCTGTTGGTATAAATTCGAAGGTTGCTCAGCAGTTATCTGGTGCTGACTTTGACGGTGACACTGTTTTAGTTATACCAGTAAACGATAGAGTAAAACTGGACACAAAGCCACAGCTTCAAGCATTAAAAGATTTCGATCCAAAGACGGCATATCCTGGATACGATGGAATGAAAGTCATCAAGCATTCTAAGCAGCAGATAGAAATGGGAGTTGTGTCTAACTTGATAACAGACATGACACTGCATGGAGCTCCACCAGATGAATTAGCTAGAGCGGTTAAGCATTCTATGGTAGTAATTGATGCTGAGAAGCATAAACTTGACTATAAGAGATCTTACCGTGAAAATGGAATCAGAGCACTCCAAGAGAAATACCAGTCTCATGCAGATGGCTCACCTGGTTTTGGTGCTGCTACATTGATATCTAGGGCTAAGTCTGAACAGAGAGTTCTTGCTAGAAGAGACGACTTCTCGATAAATCCGGAAACAGGAAAGAAAGAGTATAAGAACGTAAGAGAGTCTGAGGCTACATATACTTATATTAATGCTAAAGATTCAACTGGCGTAAAGAAAAAGCTTACTTTACTTACGGATAAGAAAACTGGGGAAAGATATACAATTGATCCTGTAACTCGTCAGAAAGTAATTAGAACTGCTGATGAAGTTGCTAAGGCTAAAACAGAGTATCGAACTCAGAAGTCAACAAAGATGGCAGAAGCGGATGATGCTTTTACACTCACATCTGGTGGCTCTAGAGAAAACCCAGGAACAAGAATGGAAGCAGTATATGCAGAACATGCTAATCGGATGAAGGAACTTGGCAATCAGGCTCGATTATTATATTTGCATACTGAACGTTTAAAATATAGTAAGGAAGCCCATAAAGATTATGCTGAACAAGTCAACTCGTTGAACACAAAACTTAAGGTTGCCCAAAAGAACGCTCCTCTTGAAAGACAGGCTCAGATGTTAGCTAATAAAACAATAGCTAAAAAGAAAGAGGAAAACCCAAACATCGATGCTGAACATCTTAAGAAATACAAAGGACAAGCCATCAATGCTGCTAGAACAGCTGTTGGAGCTGGCAAGTTTTTAATTGATATCGATGATCTCGAGTGGGAAGCTATTCAAGCTGGAGCTATTAGCGATTCTAAGCTTGAACAAATTCTTAACAACACTGATGCTGATGCTTTAAAGAAACGTGCAATGCCAAGAGCAACTAACAGTGTAAGTCCAGCTATTAGTAATAAGATAAGAGCTATGTCTGTTGCTGGATATACTACAGCTGATATAGCAGAAGCGTGTGGTGTTTCGACGTCAACTGTTTCTAAGTACTCAACATAAAAGGAGAATTATATTTGGTAGATGAATATATGTTAACTACTATTGATAATCCGTTTAATCCATGGACTCAGAAAACAGATTGGCAAAGGTTTGACGACGACATGGGACACAATACAAATGGATATTTAGCTACGTTTGCTTTTGAATCTGAGAATCTTGGAGAAAATGAAGAGATGAAAGATATTCAAACAGCAATTCAAATGGCTATAGAAGAAGATCCATTAGGGATTTATATTAGGGTTAAAGCAGATACTGAACTGCATCCAATTCCGATAGACAAGTATTTGCAATTGATATCCTAATTATATTTGTAATCAAAATAAATGGCAACCATTATACTAAATATCAATGTATAGAATATCAATGAATATCAAT